GTAATGTATTTGCGCCGGTTGTTGTGGCTGGTGCGCAAGGCTTGGCTGTCATCGGTGAGAAGCTGTCCGAATGGTGGGGATACCTTGGAGCGAAAGTGTTCCCAAGGCTGCTCAAGGCGCTCAAGCCAGCCATTGATGAGTTCAGGAAGCTATGGACAGCGATCCCATGGAGCACCATCCTTGGATACCTGCAAGGATCAATCGTCCTGGCGCTGAATAGGATCATCGATGTAGTCAGAGTGATGGCGCCCATTACTGCGTTCATTGTCCGCAAGTTCCTTGAGCTTTCAAACAATCCGGTTTTCAAGTTCTTTGCTGAGCAGGCGGCAAAGCTACTTGAAAAAATGGGCGTCACCAACAATGCAGTAGATACATTCACTGCCAAGCAGGCTCAGGCACGCAATCAAGTTGCGCAAACTGTTAATGCTTATAGCTCGATGCCGCCCAAGATCGAGGAGGCAGCCAAAAAGAATGAAGGACTGATTGCGGCTACCAATAGCGTGCTGAGTAACGTGCGTGCTCAGAAGATCGAAATTGAAGCACAGATTGCAGCTCTTGAGAGGGGCGCCACTATTACATCGGCAAGATTTGCGGCGGAAAAGGCCCTTAATGATCTCAGAGGAGTTCAGCTGGAGCGTGAGTATCAGTTTGCCAGAACTGCGCAGCAGCGATTCAATATTGCAGTTGCGATATTCAGGCAACAAGCGCAGGCTGCGGTTATTGAATATCGCCAAGCGCTAGACAACATTCGCCTGGAGCAGATCAAAGGCAAGTTGCAGGTTCAGTCTGCCAAGAACAAATATGATGAGATCCGTGCAGAAGGATTCCTTCAGATCCTGAAAGCAAAGAACGTCGAGGAAGAGAACGCCAAGCGCCAGAAACTAAACGAAGCACTGCAGGCGCAGAATGCAGTCGTAGACTCTACTATTAAGCAAAACGAAGCGAGCAAGGAGGTAGCCAAGTACCAAGCTATTGCAGCAGAAGCGCAATTCAACGCGAAGATCCTTACCGCGCAGACTGGGCTAGAGCAGAAGTTGATCAGCAATGACATTCGCTTAACGCAAGATTCAGCGCTAGCGGTGTCTCGAAGCCTGGCGAACGCTTATTCGTCATCGCGGTTGATGGCTCAGGCCACAAGTAGCATCGCCATCAACAGCGATAAATCCGCAGGTAATTTCATCAGGGTAGCTACCGAAGCTGAAATGGCTGCCACTAAAATCAGAGAAGCAGCTGATGCACAAGAACGACTGAACGGATTAAGAGGGCAAGCTACAACATCGACAGTCAGCAAAAAGACCCCAGTCAAGCGATTCGCTCAAGGTGGCTTCGTAAGCCGCCCGACACTTGGCCTTATCGGTGAAGCTGGCGAATCCGAGTACATCGTGCCCGAATCCAAGGCAGCAGGATTTGTGTCAAACTACCTGTCTGGGGTGCGTGGAGCTTCCGCAGTTGCAGCAGCGCCTACCGGATCGGCGGGTGGTAGCACTACGATCAACGTAACCACCGGCCCGGTGATGGAGTTCGACGGCCAGCGCTACGTCACCGTGACCGACATGGAACGTGCCATGCGGTTGACCGCCGAGGGTGTGCTGGGCCGCATCCGCACGCCAGCAGCACGCACTGCGCTGGGGATCCGCTAACCAATGGCACGCGCTCAATCCCAGTACCTCAGGATCCATGACAGCGCCGGTGTCTCCTACACCCGCTGGCAGTCCTACTACGCGCACGCCACCGTCACATGGAACAGCGCACAGTGGAACTACCAGCCGTTTGAGGCTGATGGCATTACGGCAGGACAAACCGGCGATGAGAGCGGCATCAGCATCACGCTGCCAGCCACCAGTCTGGTAATGACTGCAGTCACCACTGCGCTGCGTGATGCCCGCCTGGTGGAGCTGCTCATCTACCAGTTCGATCCCCTGCTGGGCAATGTCACGCCACAGACCGGCCAGGAGCTGATCGCGCAGTACAACGGCGAACTGGTGAGCGCCAATGGCAGCTTCACTTCAATCACAATGCAGCTGGGCACCAGCCTGGCGCCGGTTGGAGCGCAGATCCCACCGCGCACATTCACCACGGCATTGATCGGCAAGGGGTGCAGGCTGTGAACATCATCACCACCGCTGACCCGCTGGCGCTATTGGCTATCGAGGCAGGGCAGGTTCAGCCGCCACTGAGTGAAGGCGCTGCTGAAGGCTCCAGCCAACTGGACACGCAACAGCGCTCGATCGTGATTGGTGAGCCGGTGCCGATCGTCTTCTGCCGCCGCGATGAAACCAACGGCACTGGCGGTGTTCTGATCAGCCCTGGTGCCTCTGAATGCCGGTTTGAAAATGACGCCACCAACAACGTCACGGCCTATTACCACCTCGTCTTGAGTGAAGGGCAGATCGGCAGCATCCAGGTGCGCGACATGTTCCAGCGCAGTTGCAGGGTTGGCAGCTTCAGCCAGACCTACAACCGCCGCGCTGGCACCTGGACACCAGGCAATGTGATCGTGGCCCGCGCAGGCTACACGATGCCTGAAGCCAGCTACTACTGCGGCACGGTAGGGGTCTATTCCGACATGAGCACGCTGAGCTTCAGCGTGACCATCCCGAACGGCTTCGACCAATGGAACCGTCAGGTTCATTGCTTCATCCGCAATGGAATGATTGTCACCCGGCTGGTGGATAACGTCACCGGATCAAGCAACAACTATGCCGACCTTGTGCATTGGTGCCTGATCAATAGCAGCAAGATTCCGAGCACGCTGGTCGATACAACGGCACTGACGCGAGCGGCCAATTTCTTGAACACCAATCGCTTCAACTGTGATGTCAATCTGAAAGAGAGCACAAACCTACCAGACCTTCTGGCAAGGTTCTCGCCTTACCTCTTGGTGACTGAAACCAGAAACCTAGGCAAACGTGGCTTGCGGCCACTGCTGCCAATCAATAACGATTACACAATCAATACAGGCTCTATCAACTGGGAATTTACGTTTACAGAGGAGCACGTACTGCCCGGCAGCTTTGAGATTACTTACACCCCACTGGCAGATCGCAAGCCGTTTTGTGCTCAAATGCTTTGGCGTCAGCAGCTGACTGATGACTTCGGCATCATCCGCACCGCTGAAGTGCGCTACGGTCAGACGGCATTAGGCGGTCCGTTTGAGCAGCACGACATGAGCGCGTTCTGCACAGTCGAGAATCATGCCGTGAAAGCTGGCGCCTACATCTTGGCCAGGCGCAAGTACATCACCCATACCCTGCGCTTCTCCTGTCGCCCTGGTGTCTTCAACACTCTGCTGGAGCCTGGCGACATTGTGCGGGTGACGTTGACCCGTGCTGCCAGCGGAACGGCAAGCGTCGATCATGACTTCCTGTATGAGCTGAACCGTGTGACCAAGACACTGCGCGGCGATCTGACACTGGAGCTGACGCACTTCCCGGTTGACAGCCAAGGCCGCAGCTTGGTGGCTGTTGATGTGGCAGCAGCCGTTGGGTCAGGCGTGGTGCTAACCAGCAACAAGAGCGGCGTTGGCTGCGACATCAACAGCAGCACAGATACCAGCGTGCCAGCTGAGACGTTCACGAATGGCACGCCACTCGACTTCGGGTCAAGCCTGACAGGCGGCATTGAAGCACCTCCTGGTGCTGCAGAGACAAATCCACCGGATCCGTATGAGCCGCAGCCGTTCCTGTCGTACAACGGCACCAGCAGCACCGGCACCGACCCGATCGGCCAAGGCACGCTGATCAGGCCCAATGCTCCCTGCCCTGGTGGTGGCGTTGCCGTTTCGTCTTGGTATGTCAATGGCGTTCTGGTATCGCAGATTGACGTGGCAAACAGCACGGTGCTTTACATCGACGAAACCCAGCTCAACCAGCCTGGAACGCCACAGCTGCAGCTGAGCGGCGCCGGCGGTGACCCCGGCAGCTTTGTGGCATTCGGCAGCAACGGCGATGAGTATCTCAATGTGATCGAATGCCTAGATGGCACCAAGAGCAGCAGCAGCGCAACAATGGGATCAGGAACAGTCGCTGGTGGTGGCGGTGGTGGTGTGTTGACCTTTGAATCAGGATTTGGCGTCAGCTGCTTTTATCCGCTTGGATCAAGCAACGGCCAATACACAATTACAAGCTATGGCGAACCGATGTGGATAGGGTCATACGATCCAGGCACTGGAACGCGAATCATGCTGAAACGAGACAGCGCAGGAGCTATTCAATCGGCATTTGTATTGACACCGCCGCTTGGCCCGCCGCCTAGTTTGACAACGCCGAACTACTGCAGATTCGACGGTGGAACCGGTGGCTTGCCAAATGAACCGTGGACTGCCACTCCAATCGTTACGCTGAAGAATGCCAAGCTTAACGGTACGGTCGTTATCGACTACACAACAGTCTGATGGAAAGCCGTCTCGCTATCTGCAAATCCTGTGAGCAGCTGCTACTGCCGCAGTGGCAGTGCAAGATCTGCGGCTGCCTGATGCAGCTCAAGGCACGCATCCCGATGGCTTCCTGTCCTTTGGGTAAGTGGTGACATGGCAACCTTCCCTGCGCTAGCACCCAGCAGCCGCACCTTCACGCCAGGTGATTACCCACACTCAGCGTTTACAGGGCTTGGCGGCCAGCAGGCCAGGGTGCGGAACAGCACCGTCATGCTGTCCAGCCAGCTGAGAGTGAGCTTCATCGCTATCACCGAAGCTCAGATGCTGTCAATCCTGAGTCACTACAACGGCCAACAGGGCAACTACCTGTCGTTCGACATTCCATCCACGCTGCTGTCAGGCGTCACAGCCGCTGACTACACACTGTCCGGCTACGCCTGGCGGTACATCGAACCGCCACAAGTCGAGGATCTAGGGCTGCAGCGCCATACGGTCACGCTGACACTGGAATCTGTACCAGGCGAAGGCGCCACGGTAGGCGGCCTGGAGCTACAGATCACATGCACGCTCGCAGCGGGCGCAGCCTTTGGTCAGCCAAACAGTCCGGTCGCCGCTGGGTTCACGCTGCAGGTCGTGGCCATCTTCGACGGCGGCGCGTTTACCAATGGCACGGACGTGCAAACCAGTCGCCGGGATTGGACGATCCTTGCAACCTTCACGCCAGGTGCAGCTGATGGCAACCTAACCAGCGGCGGTGCGCCGTATTGGCTGGACTGGGAATGGCAAGCTAACGACATTCTGCCCTTCTAGGCTTTCTATACTGAAAGCAGGTAAGGCGTTGCCATGGCTGCACCAAACATCAAATCAGGCAGCTCCGTCACAACCGTCACCGGCAAGACGGTTGGCTATGCCGTCACCACCTCGATGGCTGCAGCGCTGAGCAACGCTGGCAGCAGCGGCAAGGTGCTGAAGGTGAACTCGGTGTACTGCGCCAACGTGGACGGCACCAACGCAGCGGACATCAGCCTGGAGCACTACAACGGCACCACTGGGTTTTCCATCGGCAAGACGATCACGGTGCCACCTGATGCCACGCAGGTGCTGGTAACCCGCGAGGCATACATCTACCTGGAGGAAGGCCACAGCCTTCGCGCACAGGCCAGCGCTGCCAGCGACCTGGAACTGGTCATCAGCTACGAGGACATCAGCTGATGCTCGGCTTCAACGGCGGTTTGATGGGCATCAGGCGCACGCCAACAAACGAGGCAGCATCTGGGCTGTGGTTTCAGAATGAGCAGAGCGTGGCAGAACGCGCTGGCATTTGGTATGGGGATCCTTATTTTTCCGATGTTTCTCTGCTGCTGCACATGGACGGCAGCAACGGCAGTACGACGTTCACTGATAGCAGTAGCAACGCAGTCGCAGTCACAGCCAACGGCAACGCGCAGATCAGTACAGCACAAAACAAATTTGGCGGATCATCTGGATCTTTTTCTAGCGGTTACATTATTACCCCAGCAAGTAGCCTTTTCAATTTTGGCACCGGCGATTTTTGTATTGAATTTTCGTGCTATTTCAACAGCGTTGCATCCAACCAACGTCTTGGTGGTGGAGACTTGCAGGCAGGTGGCGCATTCAACTGGGCAATTTACACTACCTCGTCAGGCCAGTTGGACTATTACCTAGGAACAGGCAGCACTTGGGACATAGCAGCTGCTAAGTCAATAGGTGCTATTTCTACGGGCCAGTGGTATCACGTCGCCCTTGTGCGAAATGGCACCAC